GATTATTCGTAAAAAAATTTTGGATGACTTGGCAACAGGTAACATACAAGTTGTAGTGAATGTAGCTGTGTTGACGGAAGGCTTTGACTCTCCACCTGTCTCCTGCATCGTGTTAACCAGACCTTGTAGTTATAAAGCAACGATGGTTCAGATGATTGGCCGTGGGTTACGCACTGTAAATCAGGATGAGTTTCCGGGCGTTGTTAAATCTGACTGTATTGTTATGGACTTTGGTACGTCTGTGTTGACACACGGCTCACTTGATGACGCTGTGGATCTTGATGGCGCTGGCGAAAGAGAACCCGGAGAAGCGCCAACAAAAGATTGCCCTGATTGTGGTCAAGAGGTTCCGCTTGGTGTTCGTGAGTGTCCATTTTGCGGTCATATGTTTGAGTCTAATGGGGAGCCTCTTGAAAACTTTGAGATGACCGAAGTGGATCTCATGGAACGGTCGCCATTCAAATGGATAGATTTGTTCGGGAGTGGAGCCTGTATGTCTGTGTCTGGATTTAATGGTTTCGCATTGGTCGCAGATGTCGGTGTTTGTGTAGCTATGGTAAAGAAAAACAAAGGTCAGATAAGAGTTATAAGTATAGGCACAAAGCGTCAGGTTATGGCCGCAGCAGATGATTTTATGCGTCAGAACGAGTCAGGAGATAGCGCTAAGAAAACAAAGCGTTGGCTTAATGATGCGCCCAGTCAAAAGCAACGTGATATGCTTGCTAAAAATGGGGTAGATGTTAGCCCAATTGACTTTTCATGGACTAAATACAGGGCGGCTTGTATGATGAATTATGTTTGGAATAAAAGAATAATTGATCAAACTGTTGATCAGATTATGTTAGAGGATATGGCATCGTGAGTAGGGGAGAAGTAAATTTTAGCATAATGTTTAAGGATGATGTTGGGCTTGAATCATCTTACGTAATGATGTTTGAAGACCCTCTTGACCAAGATTCCATGCAAGAAGCTGTAGGCGATCTGCTGGCTTCCATAATATTTAAAAGTGGGAAGGTGGATGACTTTATTCGGGCAGAAGTTCTTATAGATATAGAAGAACAAGAAGAATATTTCTGCGCTATTTATTTATCAGAAGGAGAAGATGAGTGGCTGATCAGGGAGACTCACTCTCTCGAACAAACAATCCATTAAAAGAAATAGGAGAATTGTTCGGGAATATAGGTTGGGACAAAAGTTTGTCAGAGCTAAAGAAAGAAGAAGTATTAGCTATGGCTGTCATATTAAAAGAAATAGAAGGGTTAGAAGATGTCTGTACAGAAGAACGCCTTACAGAGCTTTTTATTAAATACAGAGGACTCGACAAAATCGAAGCCGAAGACATACCTTTCTAAGCTGTCTGACGAAATTATATCAGAGCTTGATGGCGGCATTATAACAAAGCAGAACAAGCAAACAAGACGTAAGTATCTTGGGGCTTCTTCTCTTGGTGATGAGTGCGCAAGAAAGCTTCAGTACAGATACATCGATATGCCTGTAGACAAAGAAAAAGAATTTTCAGCTAAAACATTACGAATATTCGGGCTCGGTCATACTATCGAAGATATGATGGTTATGTACTTTAGAGATGCTGGGTTTGATCTGCGCACAGACAAACAAGGCGAACAATTTGGTTTTGAAACTGCTGATGGCGAAGTTCGTGGTCATATTGATGGCGTAATATGTGATGGCCCAGTAGAAGCTCAGTATCCTATGCTATGGGAATGTAAGTCAGCATCAGATAAGAAGTTCAAGGAATTTGTTCGTAAAGGTGTGGCAGAAGCTAATTCTGTGTATGCAGCACAGATTGCTTTGTATCAGGCGTACATGAATTTATCCGAAAACCCTTGTTGCTTTACTGTTCTAAACAAAAACACAAGCGAAATATATATAGAGCTTGTGCCATTTGATGGCGACTTGGCTCAAGCAGTAAGTGACAAGGCTGTAAACATAATAAAAGCAACGAAAGCACAGGAAATGTTACCGCGCATAGCGCAGAACGATGATTTTTTCCTTTGTAAATGGTGTGAATTTCGTAATACTTGTTGGTCAAAATAAAAAGAGGGGTTTGCAGACCCCTCTCTTTGATCAACCCGCTTAAGGAAGGTACAATATAATGAGTGTCGTAAGGTTTGGCAATACTACATCTAGTAGGTCTGCCCATGATTTAGTTGAAGAGATTTCAACAAAAGTTCCCAGAACAGAACAGATCCGTATATTGCAGGATACATTTCCTGCTGGTCGCATTCATGGGAAAACGTTTTATATCGGGTCATTGCTTGGTGATCCGGGGCAATCTTTAAAGATTGATATTGACCCATCATCTCCGCACTTTATGCGAGGTCAGGATTTTAACGGCGGTGTTGGGATCGGGGGCATAGTTAAAATATTAATGGAAGCTCGTGGCATGAAAATGCCAGATATTAAAGATATGTTTTCTGATTATCTGGAAAACAGCGAACCACAAATTGTTCGTAATAATGCTCCTATCGAAAACCCAATTAGGCCGCAGTACAATTTAAATTCACCATATGATGCTGAATATATCTATACGAATGCTGATGGCGAAGTTCTTGTCTCCGTCCGTAGATATAACGTTAAAGATATATCTGGCAATCCTATGCTAAACACTAAGGGCAAGCCAAAGAAAGAGTTCCGTCCATTTGTTGATGGGTCTGCGTATTCTAAGTTTCCAGATATACGCCCATTGTACAATATGCCTAATGTGCTGGCATCGGATCGGGTCATTTGGGTAGAAGGTGAGAAGTGTGCTGATGCTCTCAACCATGCAGGATATACCGCAACATGCACAATCGGCGGGGCTGGTGCTCTAACAAAGAAGACTGCACCACAGTTTGACTTTTCAGCTTTGCAGGGCAAAGAAGTTATTTTATGGCCAGACAATGATCCATCGGGCAAGAAGCTGGCTGATCTTATACAGGATTTAACATTAGCGGCTGGTGCAAAGTCTGTAACAATGTTAACGCCGCCCATGGGTAAACCAGAGGGCTGGGATTCGGCAGATGCTTTGAACGAAGGGTTCAACATCGAACAATTTGTTAACACTAAAGCCAAGCATACCAAGACCAACATAAATCTTCTTGATGATTCGTTCCTTGTATCTAGGTTTGCAGGAGCCGCACCCGAACAAAAGTTCTTAATTGATGGAACTTTTCCGTTAGGTGTGCCTATTTTGTTTGCCGCAGCAGGAGATGCTGGTAAGGGCATGATGACTCTTGATATGGGTATGAAGATCGCATCGGGAAAGCCTATGACTAACGCTTTCGGCGGCATGGTTAAAGAATTTGGTAACGTAGTTATCTTCACTGCTGAGGATGACGAAGCAGAAATGCACAGACGGGTTGAAAGGCTTGATCCATTTGAGGAGCGTAGAAATTACGCGCATGATCTAAAGATTGTGTCACTGCCTAATGTGGGCGGTGTGTTTGCTATTATGAATGAATCCGGTGGTGAATTCGGGACTACTGAAGAGTTTGAAAAGATATACGAACAAATTGCACAGATGAACAATCTCAAGCTCATTATCTTTGATCCGTTAGCATCATTTGTACACGCAGATGTTAACGCTGACCCTGCGGCTGGTGCGGCTCTTACTGGATTGTTAGCTCGTATGGCGACAGAAACAGGTGCATCTGTACTGGTTTGTCATCATATGACGAAGATTAAGGATGATGCTGTAGTTAAAACGCCAGAGCAAGCTCGTAATCTTATTCGGGGTACCACGGCTCTTGTAGATGGTGTGCGTTCTTCCTTTGCTATCTGGCAGGTTGATTCAGCTAGAGGCAAGAAGACTTGTGAGAGGCTCGGGGTTCCTTACCAGCGTAACAGTTGTTTTGATGGCGCTGTTGTGAAGTCAAACGGTCCTGCGTCTAGGGATATTAGGCATTTTGTTCGGGATAATATGACTGGTCTTCTAAGAGACAGGAGCGAAGAGATTAGCGCAATGAATGTTGGCACTGCTCTTGAAATGAAGCTAGACGCTATGTGTGACTGGATTATCCAATGTGAGCGCAATGGTATAGCTCTTACTCATATGAGCGGCAACAATGGTGTTCATAAGCGATCTGAAGACGCTGACGCTCCTGAGATATTACAAGGTATCGGGAAGCAAACTTTAGAAAAATATGTTCGTGATCTGCAAGCGGCTGGTCGCATTGATAAGTATCAGCTTACCGCATCGGGCGGTAAAGTATGGCTAGGTGCTGTAGATGGATCTATGAGCAACGGTGAATACGAAGCAACAACAGTAAGAGATAATCTATGATAGAGCAAGGGGATGGTGAATTTGCACGACTTATAGCTGACGGGCTTTGCCCTCGGTGTCACACCTTAAAAGAGCCTGTTGAGGTTCACGGGCATGTACAATGTTCTGTATGTGGGCTGTACGTTAATGAGTGCTGTCAGGGAGAGACTAATCAAGATGAATGAAATCGGGGATTTGTTCGGGAATTATTCTGACCCGTACAGAAAAAAGAAGTTAAAACAGTTGGCAGAACAAAAAGAAACGCCGGGCAAAGTTCGTAGCAAAGGGCCAAAGGAGAAGAATTGTTCGTGTTGTGGCAGCAATTGGGCTTGGCACAGCAGCGATGACGGCAAAACTTGGCAGTGCAGGGAGCATAAAATATGAAACGAGCAGATATATTAGACGACGCAAAGCAAAAAGTTACTATTGACCGAGCGAAAGATCATGGAGATTTAGAAAAAAATTTCCGAACAATTGCTCGATATTGGTCCGTTCATCTGGAGGTTGAAGTCAGCCCGGTAGATGTTGGGATTATGATGAGCTTGCTGAAGGTGGCTAGAATGAAGGGCAACCCAGCACATGAAGATAATTATTCAGATGGTTGTGGCTACCTTGCTTGTGCAGGAGAATTAAAATGAAAAAAAAGAAGTTGGATCTAGAAATGAATATTCATCATTATAATAAAAACGCACCCGCTATTCACCTAAGTACGCACGAAGTTAAAGCGAAACGTAGAGCGCAAAAAATGCAGGAAGAAAATGATCAAAACTTACCTAATGACGCTTTTGCTGATGATGTGAAAAACCCAGATGCTGGAGACGATAGTAAATATTACTTTAAGGAAACATTAGTGGATCGTGATTTTGTAGATTAATTACGGTTCTATTTTTTTGTTGACATATGTGCAAACACTTCCTATATCTGTTATCAGGCACTATCAATGGAGGTAAAAATGAGTAGAGATCATTTGATGGAAGGTCCGTATGCGTCAATTGTTAAGGTAGAGGACGATGGCGAAATTGATATTCGTAAGTGTAGCCGCGTTGATACGATTTATATGTATGAGCGTGTTCAAGACATTCTTAACATGGACGATCTGGCCTATGGTTTGTCGCGGTTGCATGATGAGTTAGCACACAACTTTTATGTAGATACAGATCGTAAGATTGGTGAGGTTTGTGATGGCTAATTCATGGGATGGCGTTGAGCGTATGGCTGATGACATGAAAAAGCGCAAATTGGGCAGGGATAGTCAGGGGGTTCGTTACTGGGAGGATGATGAACCTACCCTGTCTAACACCCTGTTAGCGGCTCTTGCAGAACCAAAGAAGGGCATTGTCAGGTATAAGGGCGGCAAGTACGCCGAAGCCGCAAGACGCAACACACAGGCAAGCATTGCAACAGCACAAAAGTTCGTTGTTAGCAATAGCATGGTTGAACATGCTTATCTTGCGTCTTTGGCTAGGCCGAAGTCTTTGCTTGAAATGCAAAAGCGCGGCATTCCACCATTTAATAATATGTGGATTGAGTGGGATGAAAGATTTAGAAAATCAATTGCTGATCGTGAAATGCAGAAAATGGGATATGACCCAGCCGATCAACCTACCGAAGATCCAATAGTAAGGCTTGGCTACCACATTGAGATGATCAA